TGATCATAAAGCAATATGGTTTGGTACTGGTATATTAACGTCGATTGTAACAACTAAAATTGCTATAGAAATATTCAAATAGTCATGTCTCAGCCAAACATAAAACAAATAATACAGCAACAGTACATGTTATGTGCTAAAGATCCTGTGTTTTTTATGCGTAACTACTGCTATATCCAACATCCTAAACGAGGTAAAATTAAATTTAATTTATATCCATTTCAGGAAGATTCATTAACGGAATTGCGAGACAATCGTTACAATGTAATATTGAAATCTCGTCAGTTAGGTATATCCACATTAGCAGCCGGATATGCTCTGTGGTGCATGTTATTCAAAGAAGATTTTAACGTATTGGTTATTGCAACCACACAAGAAGTAGCAAAAAACTTGGTTACTAAAGTGCGAGTGATGCATGAAAATTTACCAAGCTGGCTGAAGGGTACGGTTGAAGCAGACAACAAACTTTCACTTAAATTTAAAAATGGTTCACAAATAAAAGCAGTATCATCAGCTACCACCGGAGCACGTTCAGAAGCATTATCACTGCTTATTATAGACGAAGCTGCGTTTATTCGTAACATTGAAGAAATATGGATAGCATCACAAGCAACCTTATCAACAGGTGGTGGAGCTATTGTGTTATCTACTCCTAACGGTGTTGGTAACTGGTTTCATCAGGTTTGGTCAGAAGCCGAATCAGAATTAAATGGGTTCCATACCATTAAATTGCATTGGACCGTGCACCCGGAACGAGATCAATCATGGCGTGATGATCAAACAAAATTATTAGGTGAACGAGGAGCGGCACAAGAATGTGACTGTGACTTTGTTAGTTCCGGTCATACGGTTGTTGAAGGTAATTTGCTATTAGAATATGAAACCCGATGTGAAGAACCAGTAGAACGTAGGGGGTTCGATCATGGATATTGGTTATGGGAGTATCCAGATTATGCTCGAGATTATTTAGTAGTAGCAGACGTTGCACGAGGAGATTCTGCAGACTTTTCCGCATTTCAAGTGTTTGATATTGAATCTGTTAAACAGGTTGCTGAGTATAAAGGCAAAGTTCCACCTAATGAATTTGGTAACATGTTGGTTACTGTTGCATCTGAATGGAACAATGCATTGCTGGCTATTGAAAATGCAAACATTGGTTGGGCTGCAATACAACCAGCATTAGACAGAGGATATGCTAATCTGCATTACACATATAAAGATGATGGCTATGTCGATCCTGATGTGCAACTCAAAAAGGGTTATGACATGAAAGATAAGTCACAGATGGTACCAGGTGTGTCAACAACACAACGTACACGACCATTAATGATTTCGGCATTGGAAATGTATATGCGAGAAAAAACACCAGTAATTCGCAGTAAACGTTTAATACAAGAACTATTGGTATTTGTTTGGCTAAATGGCAAAGCACAGGCACAACAAGGATATAACGACGACTTAGTTATGTCATTTGCAATCACATTGTGGCTACGAGACACTGCTCTAAGACTTCGTCAACAAGGAATTGATTTGAATAAACGAGCACTTTCACAGTTTCAAAAATCCAGTCCAGTAATATACACAAACAGACAATCTAAACAAGATACAGGTTGGTCATGGAATAACGGCCATGGCGATGAAGATCTAACTTGGCTGATACGCTAAAAAACTCCATGGTTCTGTAATTAGTTATATTTATATTAAAAGAAAATATGGCGTCATTAAGAAAACGTTTACAAAACCTGTTTAGTACCAATGTAATTGTTCGTGCATATGGCAAAGACCAATTACGCATAGTTGATACCAATCGACTTCAAGGTGTTGGTAATTTAGCACAAAGCAAAGTAGCAGATCGGTATACTAGACTCCACGGATCCAACAAACACCGAGTTGGTGGAATGGGTGGATATGATTCCAATTATTATATGCATCAGAATCGTATGCAGTTGTATGCAGATTACGAAATGATGGATAAAGATCCTATTATAAATTCAGCATTAGATATATATTCAGATGAATCTACATTGGCTGATCAATTCGGTGATGTGTTAACAATACGAGCACAAAACACCAGAGTGCAAAAAATACTTTACAATTTATTTTATGATATTCTGAACATTGAATTCAACTTGTGGTCATGGATTCGCAACATGACAAAGTATGGTGATTTCTTTTTAAAATTGGATATTGCTGAAGAAATTGGAATCATTAATGCTCGTCCATTTTCAAGTTATGAAATGGAACGTTGGGAAGAATATAATGAAGCTACTGGTGAATATGAAATTAAATTTAAAAATGTAGCTTCTGAACAATTAACATATGATGTGTATGAAATTGCACATTTCCGAATGTTGTCAGATTCTAACTTTTTACCGTACGGTAGATCCATGCTGGAGGGCGCTCGTAAAGAATTTCAGAAATTAATGTTGATGGAAGATGCGATGCTTATACATCGTATTATGCGAGCTCCGGAAAAGCGTATTTTTAAAATCGATATTGGAAATATTCCGCCTAACGAGGTAGATACTTTCATGGAACAAATCATGACTAAAATGAAAAAGATTCCACATATCGATCCTCAAACTGGAAATTACAATTTGCGTTTCAACATCAACAACATGTTGGAAGATTATTATCTGCCGGTACGGGGAGGACAATCATCTACTCAGATAGACACACTGCCAGGCATGACATTTACCGGAATGGATGATATTGAATACATCAAACACAAAATGATGGCAGCTTTAAAGATACCAAAGCCATTTTTAGGTTATGATGAAGGAGTTGAAGGTAAATCTACATTAGCTTCTATGGATATAAGATTTGCTAGAACCATAGAACGAATACAAAAAATTGCTGTGTCTGAACTAGCAAAAATTGCTGTAGTACATTTATATGCACAAGGATTTGAAGGTGAAGATTTAGTTGGGTTTGAATTAGAATTAACTGCCCCATCCATTATCTATGATCAACAAAAAGTTGCATTAATGAATGAAAAGATTACATTGGCTAATGCAATGAAGGACAGCAAATTAGTTTCTGACAGATACATTTATGAATACATATTTAATATGTCAGAAGATCAGTGGTTGCAAGAAAGAAACAATGTTATTGAAGACTTGAAGCTTCGATTCCGTCAGAATCAAATTGAACAAGAAGGCAATGATCCAGCATTAACCGGAGTATCTTATGGTACACCGCATGACTTAGCAACAGTGCATATGTCTAGCAAAGATGTCGAAGAAAAAGATGCAGGAGGTCGTCCACCGGAGGGAATTAAGTACGGTCAACATAAAAATGCTATGGGTTGGGATCCAATGGGAACGAAACAAATAAATCAGGCATTTGATGTAGAAAATCAGAAAACTACATTCCAAGCAGATCCTAGATTCAAATCCAGAACTGAGAATATTGTGAAAGGTATGCGAACTAATAAAAAAGTAAGCATAATTACCGAAACATTGAAATCAGCTGATAAACTAGATCCAGATAAAGGAACTATGTTGGACGAAAACAATATTTTATGATTCTAACCATATTTATTATAAATTTAAGGCATTGAACAACCCATGAAGAAACTAAAACATTCAAAATACAAGAATACGGGTATTTTATTTGAAATGTTAGTTAGAAAATTAACTTCAGAGACCTTGTCATCAGATAAGTCTGTTACTATAGATATCATTAAAAAATACTTCGGACGCAACACAGAACTTTCAAAAGAATTGCAATTATACAATGCTTTATTAAAAGAACAATTTCGCAGTGAGGCACAGGCATTAGATTACATCCGCACTGTAAAGTCAGCACATGAAAAACTGAATTCTACAGCATTAAAACGGCAAAAATACAATCTGGTTAAAGAAATATCTGAAAAATTTGTGTTTGATAACATATCTAAGATGCACATAAGCAATTACAAAGTTTTAGCATCCATTAACATGATATTTGAACATGCTGAAACGGATAATCCTAAACAGCTGTTGGAATGTAAAAATGCGATTATTCAACACGGGCTATTAACAGAACGAGTTGCTGCAAAGAAAGATGCAGTTTTAGAAACATTTGAATCACAGCCAAAAGAAATTCGTTTGTTGACTTACAAACTAATGATTGACAAGTTCAATGAAAAATATTCTGGATTGAACGAATCACAAAAACAACTTTTAAACAAATACATTACTCACGTAAATGACACTGCAACACTTCGAGAATATGTTCAGACCATTATACCAAAAATAAAAAAACAACTTGCTGATGCAGCAAAAACGATTGATGATGCTGTTGTTAAAATAAAAGTGGAAAAACTTTCCGAAATGTTGTGCAACGTAGAAAATCTGAAAACCATTAAAGAATCGCATGTATTATCTTTGCTACGTTATTTTGATTTGATTAAAGAATTAAAGGAGGTTCGATGAATTCATTTCTACGAGACATGGAAAAAAAGTTTTTAGTTCTAGAATCTGCAGATCATTGTGGGTCATGTGATAAAACATTGGAAGAGTGTGTTTGTGAAACAGAAGATTTGGATGAAATAAGTACTACCGGGGGAGTTGCTGGATACAATGTACCAGGAGCATTCACTTCAGAAAAAAAATTCAAAAAGAAAAAATTTACTTGGGCAGGTGGTCAAACAAATGAATCAGTAAACACCCCACCACAATATTCATCTAAAGATGAGCGGTATCAGCGTCCAGAATCAGAAGAAGAAGAATACATGGATAAATTTCCATTTTCAATGGATGAAAACGATTGGCAACATAAATCATATGAATATCCATCTAAAAATTTAACTGATACTCCTGGAACTTCAACAAAGAAACATAAAACCTTGCGAGTAGAAGATGTGTTGGAACGTAAGTATGAACAACTCATTGAAGGATATCGAGACTTTGCAACGGGAGATCCTAAAAAGTCACCTGAGAAACGAGTCAAAGAAACAATACAAGAAATTGCTAAAAAACTGCAGGAAATTGAAACACTCGTTAATTATAATAGTAGACTCAAGACAGAATCCGGAGTAACAAGTTCGGCATATGGACCTAGCACTTCAAAAGCATTAACAAAAATATCAGAACGATTAATAAAGATTTCAGAGCGAGTAAGATCATTAGGAGAATAACATGTCAAAACAACTCATAGTAGAATATATGCCATTCAAGCCAATGGGTTCTTTAACAGAATCAAATGGTGCCGCATATGGAATACCTGGTGGTTTTGTAGTGCAAGGAGTTTTACAGAGGGCGGGAGCAAAAAACCAGAATGGAAGAATTTATCCAAAACACATATTGCAACGTGAATGTATGCGATATCAAAAAGAATATATCGATCAGCACCGAGCATTAGGAGAATTAGATCATCCGGAATCATCTGTAGTTAACTTGAACAATGTGTCTCACAATGTGCTTAAAATATGGTGGGATGGTGATGATTTAAAAGGCGCAGTGCAAGTACTAGATACGCCATCCGGTAAAATTCTTAAAGAACTGTTTCGTGCGGGAATCACATTAGGTATTTCATCGCGCGGATTAGGATCAGTTAAAGAACTTCGCAATGAAAGTGCAGTAGAAGTACAAGAAGACTTTGAATTGATTTGTTGGGATTTTGTATCTAATCCTTCAACACATGGAGCATTTATGCGTCCAACACATATGAATGAATCAGTAAATAACAATGTAAAACCAAACAAATACGCACGAGTACATGATGCAATTACATCGATACTTTGTGAAGATGGAAAATGTAGGATATAATATGAATACTCCAAATTTAAAAATGATTCTCGAAACGTTGATGGATGATCAACCAAAGCCGTTATCTAAAGAAGAAAAATTAGCAGTAATGCAGGAAATAAAAAACTTCACAGCATTAGGAGAATCTGTATATGGTAAAGGCGATTTAGAACAAATGGCAGAACGCGTTCGAAATATTGTGGAATCTGCACAACGAATCATGACTGAAAAACAAGATTGGTTTGAAGCAGTATCATATCGACAAGCAACGA